CCATCGCCAATATTCCACCATAGAATAAAACACTCTCCGCCACCCCACTCATAAAACCATGCATCAATTGGAACGGACTGCCCGGCGTTGAATTCATAAACAGGCGATTCTGTGTAGCTACAGCCACGCGCTCCCCAGTAACCAAATGAATTATCTCCAATTGTTGCCCAGCTACCGTCATCTGACCAAATACGGAATTGAGCGGTCTGTGTAGGGATTGTTATATAGCCCGTGTAATGAAGCATTACTTGATCTGTTCGGCATCCGGCCATGTATGTATCGGGCCAGTTGTTTATGCTTGCATAAGTGGCAGAACAATCAGGGGTTTCAGAATCAACCCTTGCTGGGGCATTAGTACTTATTTCATAACCAACAACGCTTAATCCAGAGGTTGTTTCTTCTGACGCCTCAACTGAGGCTGGAGCAAAAAAGCCAAAGAGGGCAACCGGTATATAGATCAACCCGCCGCGCTGAATAAGTAATCGTACTGCTCGACGAAATTTTCCAATTGCCACGGCCCCTCCGCAACAATTGTACTCAATTACACAATTTTACTCAGTAAAGGAATTTGAGTACTTAGGAATAGGTCGTCGCTGTCGTAACCTTCCCAGTGGCCGTAAATTCCTTTGCTAACCAATAGTCGCCTAGGTAATTAACAGTACAGTTACTATTCAACTGTTTACCAGCTACGGCGTTGATGGTAAAAGTTATGGATCCATTACCGAAGAAATAAGCGGAGGCACCACCGGTGCTATGTGTGCGCGTTTCCCAAGAACTGCCCCAAGTGCCACCCCATGCATTCGCATTATAGAAACCATACTTTAAACGCAAATTGGTTGGGTTGCAAAGTGGGGTTCTATCGGCAGCTTGTCCCTCTGCATAGTCAGTCGTTCCGAAGGCCGGCTTAACACCACACCTAAAAGCAGCAGAAACTGTATCGACTCTGGCATAGCCGGCAGTTCCTGCATCATCTGTTGAACCGTAAACCGTAATCGAGAATCGAACTGGGGCGCTACAGCCTGCAGGTGGAGATTCAGTCTTGATAATCATGCGCTCGGTCTGCTGGCCAAGCCATGTGGCAGCCTTAAGATATTCTCCAGTAACCATAGTCTTGGTGTTTGAGTCCCCACTAAAGCCATCATGTCTATTTCCTGCAGTGACTTTAAAGTTATATGTTCCTCCAGCACTTACTGCAAGCGTTGTAGTTGTTGTGGTGACTTGTTTTTGATAGACGCCATTCATATACACATTGTATTTAGTTGCGTATGTTGGCGCGTCCCAAGACAGTGATGCAGTTGCTCGTTCGCTGGCGCTCTCTGTAGAGAAACTTAATGTTGGTGCTGATGGGGTCGACGCCTTCGTCTTTACCCAAACTTCACTATATGCTCCAGCAAGTTCTGTTGTGGATTTTGAGCGAACGCGAACTAAATAGGAATAATCCGCATATGGTAATCCAGTCACATCAAATGGGCTAGTTGCAGCAGTCCAATCAGAATGAAGAACCCAGCCATTAAGGTAATAATAAACTTGCCGTTCATGACTACCGATTGCATAAGTACCTGCCGTACCAGCCGTGAAGTTGACTCGTATCGATGTTGTCGTCAGCTCTTCTGTTACCCCAATCGTTGGTGCGTTGGGCGCAACTTCGGCGTCTGTCGTAATGTCCGTGGACGCTTGCGCTCCGTTTACAGACTGCACATCAACGGCACGAATACGAACCGTGTATGCAGTGCTTGTTGAGAGACCAGTAATTTCCGTGCCACTTGTATATGTGGTCCAGTTGGTGCCGTCGAGACTTCGTTCATGACGGTCAATCGCATATGACCCAGCTACGGCACCAGTAAAAGTCACCGTAATGCTTGTTGGAGTCTTTGATGAGGCGGTAATAACTGGAGCGGCGGCAGGCGTTGGTGCCGGAACTACTCCGGCAGAGGCGTCACTGTAATGCCCCTGGTTTGTTTTGCTCCGAATCCTTACTGTATAACTACCATTAACAACACTTGAGTCAGTAATTCCAGTAACCACTAGCGGCGATGCAGTTGTACCAGTAGCTCTATTGGTCCATGTAGATCCATTATTTAGCGAATATTCATAAGTCGAAAGAGCATCCGTACCACTTGTCCCAGCACTAAACGCAATACTTATCTGACCAGAAGAGGCGGTGATCCCTGAAATTGTCGGAGCACCAGGATTTTTAACTGGTCGCGCCGAAGTAACATTTGATACCCCTGATGTATCACCCTGGGTAGTAATGGCTCTCATAGCAATAATGTATGTAGTGCCATTTGTAAGGCCAGTCATTAGCAGTGGTGATGTCGTTGAGGCTGGTGATCGAGATACAAATGAAGATCCGTTAAAAAACTGATAATTCGCAGTTGCGTCAGTCCCAGCAAAACCAGCAGTGAAGGCAACACTTAAATGTGTTCCAGTAGTTCCATTAGCGTCTTCAGTGATGGCTGAAATTGTTGGAGCATGAGGTAGAGCTCTCGGACGACCAGATAGTGAATTGGATGCTACAGATCTTTGGTTGCCCTGAAGTGAACGAATTTTAACTATATATGTCGTTCCGTTTGTGAGTCCACCAATAATAAGAGGACTCGTTGTTTGTGCTGGGGAGAACGGCGTGAAAGTAGAACCATTATCTATTGAAAACTCATAATTTGTAATTGGCGAAGACCCGGGAGTACCGAGAGAGAAATATACATACAGCTGGGTTCCGGTAGTTGAATTCTGGATGCCATTAGTAGAGATTATTGTTGGTGGACCGGCGACGACTCCACTAGTTAAACCAAGTGCTCGAGCCGATAATCCAGCAGAAGAACTTAGAAGTGGCATTTATGCAAACCTCGTCTGAGAACCAAGAACGGTATAGGCAGCTGAACCAGTTTTGATAATACTGAATGAATAGACATCAATAGAATTGGCGTTGCCAGATGTAGGCGTATTTCCACCTTGCCACTTAATTGTTACTCCGGCATCATCAATTTGCAAACCGGTGCAGTAATAGGCCGTAGCTCCGTTTGTTACTGCGATGGCTACCGTGATGCTGGAGTTTGTAGCAACCAGGGAGTTGAGGGTTGTTCCCCCTGATGTTCCCGTGATATTGAAAATAAAGTTTGCAGAGGTATTCGATGTAAAAAGACGCGCCGAGGAATCTTCAATGTAAATTGCCTGAGTTGCTGATGGCGCTCCAGCCGTAACTGTCCAGACTTCTTCTGGTGACTTAAGCAGGGCACGATTTATTGCTGGCGTGGTAAGAGTTTTATTAGTTAGCGTATCTGTCGTTGCTCGGCCAACCAAGGTATCAGTAGAAGTCGGCAGCGTAAGCGTGCCAGTATTACTGATTGTCGAGATCACAGGACTTGTCAAGGTTTTATTAGTCAGCGTCTGTGTCGATGTAAGTCTGGCGAAGTCAGTTCCGGTGCCAACTGCCACCCATGCAGTTCCAGCTGGGCAGAAGTACAATATGGCGTCATCTATATCGTAGAAAAAGGCCCTCGTGTATGCAGAAGTAGCCACCGGTACGGTATTACCGGTCGTGCACTTTGCAGCAAGAGCTTCTAGATTGGTGTGCGATGTATCAAATTGAACACGAGAAACAGGGTCCTCGTCCTGGCTCCAGGTTGTCAATTGAAGTCGCGTGCTTGTGCCAACGGTCATGGCATCTCCTCATTAAGACGATGATTAATGATACAACATGGACTTTTATCAGAGCTCAAGCTCTATGCAGCGTTCATGTATTCGGTCGCGATATTCGAGCGAAATTGATGCGACCAGCTGCTGTATAAGTTCGTTTCGTTGTCGTTGCGCTGTCCCTGGCCCAATATGCTGCTTGTAAAGCAATTGAGAGATTTTCCCAATCCGCGTTTCCAGAAATGTTCGAACGATCAATTCATAATCGTCAGCAACCGGATAATCAGGACTGTGTCCATTGAGGGAGTGATAAACGCTCGAGCGCCACGCCCGAACATGGTTTGGGGCCGAAACAATGTGACTCATTGTGATTTCATTGATTTCTGGAGCATCCATAACCCATACTCCATACTCCTCTGACCAATACTTGTCCCCAAAACCAAACGCCCACCCATCTGGATAGACGCCCGACTGCCCATCTGGAAGGATTTCACACCAGTCCGAATAAATGAACCCGATGTCTTCATTGTGCGAAAATGCATCGTGGATCTCTTGAAGGCAATCGGGAGTCAGTTCATCATCATGGTCAAGCTCGACCAAAATGTTTCCCTTGGAAACCATAAAGGCATTTCGCTTAACATCTCCAATGTTCCCAGAATGAACATGAGAGCGATGCATGGATATCTTGTATCGCTCATCGGAACAAAATCCATAAACTTGTGCCCATGTATTTTCGTTGGTTGAGTCATCCCAGATAACCCATTCCCAATCTGTGAATGTCTGTGCCTTTAACGAAGCCCAGGTTCGAGCAAGGATATTCGGATCAGTGTTATAGGTAGGGGTGATGATTGAGATCATAGGAAGTGTTTCAGGATCGCAGAAGAAGCGAGAATTATCCACGCCACATTGAATAG